TGCTCTGAGTACCTTAGCACCAGTAGTACCTTTTGGAACAGCTTGACCATTCTTAAAGTATACATCTTGATTAGCATTATCTACTACACGAACATATTCACCTGACTGAAATAATCTTTCAATATTGGAGATGAATACTTCTGTTTTTGTACCAGCCTTAACTGTATTTTCAATCGTTGCAATAGATTTGGTTGTTTCACCAAAAACACGATAGTTATTGACACTTAAAAAATTGGCATCGGTTGTAGCCAACTTCAAACTTTTAGCGACATACCATGTACCGTCAGAAGCTTTGAACACCGAATCTTTGGTATAAAATACATCAAAATCAGAATCGTAAAGTATTCTAAACAAAAACTTGTAAGATGCTGGTGTACCTTTAGCGTGGTAAAGTTGTCTGGCAACTTTGATCGCCTTATCTTTAGAGATTAAAGCATCATCGGGAAAATATGGTAGAAAATCATTTGTGAAGTAATTCAAAAACTGAGTTGTTGTTGAATCAATATCTTTGTATGATAAAATGTTTTTAGAAACATCAGTTACATTACCATCTTGTTCCATCCACTCATAGTATGCCTGTAAAAATGCCACAAAATTGGCATAATTAGGATCATCCCGAATAAATTCAGGAAGTTGTGATGGTATTAAGAGTGAGGTCTTATGGCCGCTAGTAATCATGATGTCTTAGCAGTTACATTGATTGTGATCGCATTTGAATCGTAAGGATCAACTGTAATAATTCTATTGTATGTAGATGATACAATTGTTGTGGTTGGATTAACAGATAGTGTAAGTTGACCTAAAGCATTATTTACTTGATATGGATCAAAATTGCTTAGTGTTATTACACCATTTGTATAATCTACGGTACCGATATTGTCATTCAATATAACCTTACCATTTGTTCCATCAATATAATAAAGACCTAAAGTGCCGTAACGGCCTTGTAACTTCACAGCGGCCGCACCAAGATTACCTGTCTTATCATTAGAATTATTTGTTATTGTGGCATAAGCGGTGGTATAATTATTACCGGAGTTGGTCACATTGATAGCCGTAAGTGCACCAGCACCATTGATAACCGCTTCTGCTGTAGCACCAGTACCATCACCAATAATTGTAACTGTTGGTGGATATTGATAACCATAACCTGGATTTAAAATAGAAACAGAATCAACACCTTCTGTTACTTGAGCAAATTCTTCCAAGAAAACACCATCAATAATGGCCGTTGAACTTGGATATTGGATAGAAGGCGTGCTAGTAATACCACTTAAGAATGAACCTTTTTGAATTGGTACATTGAAATAGAAGTTATATGTTGTCGGTGTTTGTAATGTTGGATAGAATTTCTTTTGTAATTGTATTGATACTTCATTTGTGATGATAGAAGGATCAGCAACTTGAATCGCCATAATCAAATCAGATACGGAGAATGTTGAATTGAATGTATTGAGTGTTGTAGATACGAAGTTATTGATAGCAGTTTTAATTACCGCAGAAATACCACCCGAAGTTAAAGATGTTTTCTTTGGATCGTATAGAACATTCGTTGTAATTTTGACGTAAGTGTAATCCGGATCTACAATTGTTGGTTCTACCGTCAAAACCGAGACAGGTTTAATAACATCTTGTATTAGTCTTTGTTTTTGAGAATCGGTTAATGTGTATCCACCAGTTGGTTTCAAAGCAACAAAGACTTGGCCATAAACGGGTGGATTATTACTTTCTCCACCCCATACGTTTACGGCATCAAAAGAAATACCCAATTGATTTGTTTGCAATATTGAAATGTAATCTTCTTTAGAGACGGCACGATTCTGTGCTGCATAAGATTTTGGTGCTTGATATTTAATGGAAGCAATTGATTCTTTAGAACCACCTTGAGTTGCTGCCAGTAAAGGAGTGATTGTTGAAGTTGAAAAACCACCTAAATTACTCATCAAAACATAAGTATTGGCACCGGCACCCGCAGATCCTTTTGTTGATATGTAAGAGGCAATAACAATATTGTTATCACTTAATTGTTTACCTAAAATACCATCACCAAAGTAAACTTGATAGTTACCATTTAATGATTCTTGTAAGAAATAAACTAATGAGTTACCATCCAAAGCCAGATAATCTGAAGCAGGAAAGTAAGTGTCATAAGATGTATTAGATGATGACTGTTGAACAATTACCCTGAGTGTTGTTGTATCAATATTAGGATCAGGTAGTTCAAAAGTATAAGTTGGATTAGTAGTACTATTGACTGCAAATGATTGTGTTGTTGGAATACCCTGTTTTAACTCAACATTATCAAACGTGGCCACACCAGAAACGACTGGAACAGTTGTAGAATCAGTTGTGACAAAGTTATAGTTCACTCCGTTGATAGCACCAGACTGAAAACTGGTGAATTTAGGTAAAGTAAATGTTGTTGTCGTAGCACCACTAATTACCAATTTGATGTATGATGTTGGTGCTATTGCTGATTTTGGTGTATAATCAAGTACTTTAGCTTGAGAAACAACGGAACTTCTTTGAAGTGCTGAATCTAAGAACATCTCATTTGCCACCATATTCAAATAGTAAGCATTATATTGTGTATTGTAAGCTAAGACATCAAGTAAAACGGAAAGTGAAGATCCGTCAAAGTTATAGTCTTTAAATGTGTCTTGTGACTGCAAATAGGTAATAAAATTACTTTTAATACTACTGAAATCTAATTCTGTTACTTTAATATTTGTATTTGAAGATGACATTATCTTGACCTTTGGAGAAACAGATTTACTGCTGTTGGTGTTGTGTTATTTCCCACATAAAAAGATATCCTAGCAGTAAAAGAATTTTGGTCCGAATTTGGTGAAACTACAACACTATTGATTTTTGCTCTAGGTTCAAAATTGTTGATTACATTCTCTATATCGTTTGAAAGATGGCTGGCTGTCAAATTGTTTACCGGTTCAAACAAAATCGTATTCAAATTTGAACCGATATCTGGTTGAAACGGTCTTTCATAAAAATTAGTCAAAAGTAGATTTCTAACAGCACGGACTACTGCCTGTTCATCATAGCTCAACGCAACATCATTCGTAACCGGTAAACGGTTGAATGTTAAATCTAAATCTGAGTATATGTTCTTTAATGCTGCCATTCTTTATTTATAGAGCCTAGGAGTAAATGCGCTTTTTGGAATCTTGGTTACCGTCCGGACTTTTTCGGAGGCCGGCAAGGATTTCGAAATTTTAGGAATTGACTCTTGATATGAGTTTTGGTGTTCCAATGAAATTGTTGATTAAGTAACTTTCTGAATCTCCCATATTCACATATTGTTTTGTGGAATTGTACTTTGCCATCATATCTTTCAAATTTTTATAAAATGTCTTATCCGCAGTCTCATGTGTAGTCATAAAAGTTACAGCGTTTGAAAAATCTTGTGTATATTTCGTAACTATTGTTGGTGACAAACTTGAAGTATAATAACCACCAATTTCTGATGGAACATAAGTTAAACTGGCAACAATTGCTGCTGAATCAGTAACAATAGTTGAAGAAATCTGAGAAAGTTGTGTTCTGTCCAATATACTTGTAAATGAACCCATAACCGCAGCCGTATTAGCAACACCATCAGTTTGATATAGAATATATGAAGCACTTTTACCTAAAGATGTTGCTGTTTGATAGTATGGAAAATCTGTTCCGTTGATTTTAACGTTAGCATCGTCAGATTGTTGTCTTACATTACACAATCTATCAGTATGTTCGAGAAATGTTTGAGCATTTTGAGTAGCATCAAGTGCACCAAAAGACAAAAAATTAATATTTGTTAAAATACTTGAAAAATCTGCACCCGTTGTACTAACTATAGGAGTTTTTGCCAATATCGTATTTGCTGCGTCACTTATATTGTGCACATAACCAGAAATTGGATTCTGTACATATCCGTCAACTGAGTTACTAGCAATATCTTGAGCTTGCCATGATTTAATTACTGGAGGTACAGTTTGTATGTGCGTTAGCGTAGTATTGCTGTATGGTACCACAGCGCCATTTGGATTGGTATAATTGTATCCTAATGTTGCAAATACGCCTGTTGCGTTAGGTACTGTTGGTGTTGCCATAATATAATTCCTTAAAACATAGGTGTTGGAGTTGTGCCTGTTGGTACACCAGGACCAAATGTTGGATGTATATGTGTTTTAAATATTCCCTCATTGATTTTATCCGACATCAAAACAGCGTTCAAAATACTTGTGTTAACAACAGCATGAGTTGCCAAAGGTGAAGCAACCGAAACAACTGAAGTGATTGGACCTATCGTGTTGATTGAACCTGGAACAGCAATCGGTGTTGCTGGTGTTGGATAACCAAGTGACAAACCGCCTAAAGCTGAAGTAAAACCGTCTGGTCCAGCAAAAACACCCATGCCAGCATTGACACGAGATTCCACAGTTAGTGAATCTGCAGTAATTGAACCTCCAACATGTAAATCCGAATCTAAGAATAAACTATCAGATGCGGCCAATCTTAGAGATCCACCAAAATTCTCATTAGCAGAAATACTTAAATCATCATCAGAAGACAAAGATAATTCACCGACACTTCTAATATTAGTTTCACCTTTGACGGTAAGATTGTAATCACCATTGATTTGTTGATTCATATTACCATTAACTTGTAGATTACAATCTCCAGTAACAGTTATATTACAAGTGCCACCGACTGTAACATTTTTGTTTCCTGCAATTATTTCATATCCGTCTCGTTGAATTTTTACAACCATATCACCGGCAGCGTTCATTTCAAAGAATGTTGTAACTTTACCGTGTTGAATACGAATTCTCTCACCATTTGGTGTGTCATCCAATTCAAAAGAATGGCCAGACTTGGTCTGTGTTACCTTATTGAAAGGATATTGTGGTGGAGTATCGCTATTTGCATTTGATAGTGGTTCAGTAAATATTCCAGCTATTGGTGGTGCTGGAATTTCACCATTTGTTAAATCTGCCATAATTAGGGTCCCGAACTTTTTATAATTGATACAGTATTTGAAGCGTTATTAGCAACACTACTTGCTGAAGGATTTGAACTTTGAACTAAATTAATTACAGTATTTGCATTATCTATATCTTGATTATTCGTTGGCGCTGCAGCTGCAGTTGTCACATGGTCAGAATTTACTGTGTTTGAACTTGGAGATGTTGATGATAATGTATTTACAGTTGAATTTAAACCTGTTGCTGCTTGGTTTACTGTGGATGTTGCAAAAGCTGCAGTTGTTTGTGCCGCACCAACAAGAGCATTTACTTGAGCCGCATTTCTAACAAGGTCGCCAGCTTCATTTAATAAACCGGTGACATCTGAAGAAAGTGTAATTGGTGTTTCTGTCGCACTTTCTTTCCAAGAATCTACTAATACGCCAGCAATAGCTTTAGTTAATTTTTGTAAACAATCAATTAAAAGAGCTTTGATATTTGCAGGTAAATTAAGAATCCATTGTATAATTGCTGCAACTAATGTAATAAATGTTGTGACAAAAGTTAAAAAATCTTTAATTTTTTTAATATAAGTTTTTAAAAAATTATTGACTTCTTGTAATTTATTCTTTAGGTAGTTAATAGTTTGAGAAAATACACCAGATGCATCAGATAGTCCTAAAAATTTCATAACGGCACGAATGCCTTGACGAATACCATTAGCAATTGCTTTTAAATATTTTTTGAGTAGAGCACTTCTTCTAACATCTTGTGAGAAATCACACATATGTGCCAATTTTGAATTAGCTTGTTGAATACCAGTATTGGCTAATATGCCTCTAGCCAAAGATGCAACTGATGGTTGTCCAACTTGAGGATTATCACCTTTATTTGGTGCTGTTACAACTGCATCAGAAGCCGCTAAGTTAACTGTTGTTGCTGTCATTTTCTAAGCCTATCTGCGTGATCCTTAACTGCATTTATAATTTGACGATGATGGTAGTCAATTTCTCCATGGTCTGGATGTGTGACAATATCTTCATGATTTGGAAGACTATCTACACGATTAATAAATTCTTCTTCATCAAACAAACCACCAATATGTTGAATTTGGTGCTTTTGTGCTTGTGCTGCAATCATATGCAGTTCATGTATTTTTTGAATTAATTCTATATCCATTATGTACCACTTTCTTCGCCAGCGGCCAAATTGGCACTTTGATTTCCGCCAGACGCATCTATTTCAGCCGATGAATTAACAAAACCTGTAGGTGAATCTTGTGCCATAGGTGAAGCAGGATCAGTCACTACAATACCTGGAAGAACACCCATCATAATTGGAAATTGACCAGATTCAGAGTCCATAAAGAAACCAACTACCCAATCACCAATTCTTGGTGTATCAAAACATGCAGAATTATTAATTGGTAACATTGGATGTGCCCATGGTAAATCTGATGTTGGTATATCACCTTGTTCTCCATACCAACCAAAGATACGAACCTTACAACGGCCAATACCAAGAGGATCAGAGAAGTCTTCTACAGCACCAACCCACCATATAAAACCATTCAAACCAGCAAAATTATTTACGACTTTAGACATTATTTAAATATACCTTTAGCACTGTTTTGCCATATTGTTGATGTTGAATCGGGTGAAGAATATGGTGTTGGAACACTATCTTTACACAATTCCAATATAGTTATATATCTATCATTAATCAAATGGCGTACTGCCGTTACCAAATAATTGCCTGAATAGAAAGCGTCTGGCGTATGACTCAATGGATTTGTTGAAGTCAAAGCAAAATTAACTGTAGCACCAACTGTCAAATTAGAATCACCTGGTATAGAAACTTTAATTCTCGTATAGTTTGCTAAAGCCAATTGTGCTGTTCTATATGGCACATAAGTTTCAGCGTAAATGTTGTGTGCTATAGCGCCATGATTAGTATCCACAACTGTTGAATTACCAGCAGTTGCACTAGATGCTTCTTTAATATACGGAGAACTTGTTTCATCATAATTGGAGAATATCAGCTTCAATACAGCCTGTTTTGATTGATTGAGTTGGTCACCTTTACGATTCGTATATTGATTTGTTATCGTAAAAGGATTCAATTGTACCGATGCTGGATTCTTTTGATAAGAACCATAATCAAAATTTGTAACTGTTCTGGTTCTTGTTAATATGTCAGCCGAAATCAATTGATTGGCAAATATACCAGAATTGACACCAGCAAGAGTATCATATGAATTTAGTATCTCATAAGTCAATATATTAAACTGGTCGGAGTTTAAATTAGAAGGATCAGTATTTTTTGGATTATATGTATACTTGTGATAAATTGGATTCGTCATCAATGATTGTAGTGACCTAAAATTAAATCCATATTTGTCTTCATAAAAAATCATATCCGAACCAACACCGCCAGATGCTGTTCTAGCATACACCGACATAAAGTTGATTGCATCAAAAGGTTTTAAAGTTGGTATTACAAAGTCATAAGAACCATATGTCTTTTCAATATAATTTATTTTACTTGGATCAACCAACATTTCATTTTGTAAGATGTCTACTATATTTTTATAGATTTCTTGGTTAGGATAAGATTTACATACTTTATATTGTTCATTCAACATCATTTCTTCTGAACAGAAATACAAAGCATAAGACATCGTATACATATTGTTCTCTTGTCTACGAGGACCCATCTTGTATACTCTAAACAATTTATCAATTTCAGTTCCTGGTTGACCAGTCGTACTGAATGTCATTCTTAGAAATTCGTTACCATTCAACTGCATCAACTCAACATAGTTAGTTGATTCTGTCAACATCAAATAACCAGAAGCCGTATTATTGAACAAGTCTTCATGGTAAGACAATTCAACCATAGCATTTTTAACATCCCAAGTGTTTGTGGGTGTCAACAATGTTAAATTGGTTATAGAATAGTCTTGTGGATATCTAAGACCGGATGTTATTGGTGTACCCGGAAATGTTGCTGCCATTTTAAGTTCCCATCAATGATACAAATTGTGATTCAATTTCGGCTGCGTAGATAGAGTTGATAAGATTAATGGATCTCTTTGATTCATTCAAATTAACTTCATAATCATAGATACTTACAACATTTACAGAAACAGTTTGAGTTATCGTATTGTTATCGGGAAAAGTTTTAACTGTTGTACCGGTTGGTGTAGAATTGTATGTTGCTTCATCAATAACAATCGTGTCGGTAGTTTTCTTTAGAGTATAACTATCCACAGTTTCAATTGTTTGTGTATATTGATACACGGTTCCTTGTGTGTATGTTGTTATCAAAGGTATAGAAGGCTTTCCGGTATTAGGATCAATTGGACTCCCAGCAGCTTCAAAATACTTATTAGCCAAATACAGGTCAAATGATTTAGAATCTAATGGCCATTCCCATTGTGGATCCGTAATCTGACTTGAGAAAAGTGGCAGCCAATATCTATATGAGTTACCATAATATTTGTTAGCTACAACATCTGGTCTATCACCGTCTTGTATATCATAAGAATAAAAAGCAAGAGGATTATTAAACACAGAAGGTAATAACTCAACACGTTTCATAATATTGGTAAGCACTATTTGATTACCATTATAATCTGTGGTTAAAACTTTCGGAAATGAATGAAAATAGTACATCATCTTAGAATATCTGCTCCTACTCGGTTACCTATTGAACCAATTTTACTTCTATCAAGAGCGGCAATCTCTTTGAAGTGTAAATTTAGTGTTGTTTGAACTGGTGCACCGTTGTCAAAAGCTGCAAAACCATTTGGTGCATAATTGACAGCGACATCAAGCAAAGCACAATCTCCATATTTTGGTAAATATTTGTTTTCTGTTCCATTGATTAAGAAATCAACACTAAAAACTGCAGGCGGAATTAAAAACAAACTATCAGTTGATGTAGAACTGGTTGAAGTTAATGTTGGTAAAGAATAATTTTTAAACAACCATAAAATGGTATCTATCGTATCAGAATCTGTTGCTGATTTTGGTGTAAAAGTAAAAGAAAGATTAAACTCTCTTAGACTTATACCTTGATAAATCATTTGCATCTGTGGATTGATAGCAAAACCTTGACCTTTTAATAACACACTACCCAACTGACCTGTATCCACGCCAAATTTATTAGCAAGTTTAGTTAACAAATCTAATACTGCTGGATCAGATGATGCGGATCTTCCTAAAGACTTAGCTGCATCCATTAAACTTCCAGCTTTGAGAGCTTGGCCAACATCACCAGTAGCTTGATTTAGTTCTCTAATGGTTTGTAAAAGTCCAGTATCAGCAGACAATGACATTTCCGTATAACTTGAATTATAGTTAGCTTCAAGTGTATCTGGCATGTACAAAGAAACAATACCAACAGGTTTTGTTAATTTTGGAGAAATTGTTAAATTTGCTTGACTTATCACTGATAAAGCATTACCAATTCCTGTAGTAAATTGATTTAGTGCTGGAGTAGACGAAGTTGAAGTGGCTGGTATACCAATTAATTCTCCATATGCAATTTCATCCGGTGTTGGTGCTGTAGATGTTGGTAATAAACTACCCACATTTGATATAGGAGAAATTTTTGTTTCAGAATTTGGAACTGTACCGTTACTACTTTCATATCCTGCAGGTACAACATCTTTAATAGTAAAAGTTACATAATGAGATTTTGTTGGACTTGTGGCCAAATCTCTTGGATAATTATAAGTATTGACTCCAGCACCTTGATACAAAGATGATAGTGGACCGGAGGCGAGATTAGCCAAACCGCTCGGTAACGATACACCGCCAATAGATGTTGGAAATGAAACAATGGCCATTGATTTCTTCTATAAAAATTGATATACATACTATTTATGGCATATTCAGGACGCTTTACACCTACCAATCCCCAAAAGTACATTGGGGATCACAAAAACATAGTCTATCGCTCATCATGGGAATGTAGAGTGATGGATTGGCTCGACCGTAATGATTCTGTATTATCTTGGGCTTCTGAAGAATTGGTAGTACCTTATTTGTCGCCTGTTGATAGCCGATGGCATCGATACTTTCCAGATTTTATAGTGAAAATCAAAGATAAAGATGGTAAACAGAGAACTTTGATGCTTGAGGTCAAACCAAAATATCAAACTCAACCACCTAAACCACAAAAAAGAGTAACAAAGAAATTCATCAATGAGGTTGCCACATGGGGAGTCAATGAAGCCAAATGGAAAGCTGCCAATGAATACTGTATGGATCGTGGCTGGGAATTCAGAGTCATTACAGAAGATCATCTCGGTCTCTAACTAAATACTCTAATGGAATCAATACTTACTACACTTACTGAAGAACACTCTGCTGCAGATTTGCACAGATTGTCCCGTGAATCATCGGCATGGTACACTAAAAAGATTGCTGATTTGAGAAATCCAACAGCATTGGCTAAAGGTATCAGTCAAGAGAGAAGTAGATTCGTCAGAACGTTTGTCAAAGGTAAGTTATATTACTTTTTGTATGATCCAAAGTTGAAACATGAGTTGCCATATTATGATAAGTTTCCTTTGGTTCTGGTACTGGACAAATACCAAGATGGATTCCTTGGATTAAACCTCCATTACTTGCCAGTCAAGTATAGGATTATTTTCCTTAGGAAATTGATGAGGTTTGCTATCCTGGATGATGCAGACGATATCAAGAGAATGAGAGTCACATACGACATTCTAAATGCGTCCAAGTCGTTCCGAGAGTTCAAACCGTGTATAAAACGATACTTGTTCCCTCATATTAGGTCAAGAATCCTAGGAGTACAACCATCCGAATGGGAAACCTCCATGTATTTACCGGTTCATCAGTTTAAGGGTGAAAAAGCACCAAAGATATGGAAAGAATCCATGGAAGAAATTAGGAATTCATAAAAATGGCAGGTTCAATCAACGATTTTAAATCAAGTTTTACGAATGATTTGGCTAGACCAAGTCGTTTTGATGTAACTATTCCTGTACCTATTGTATTGTTGCCTTTCAGAAATGTAGGTAAACAATTAAGCCTTAGATGTGAAACAGCACAACTGCCAAGCAGGACATTTGCTACAGCCGAACAAAGATTTGGTTCTAATCCAATTGAAAAGTATCCTTATCAACCACAGTATAACGATTTAGATTTGACATTTCTTGTCTCTGATGATATGTCTGAAAAAGTATTTTTTGATTCTTGGCTCGAGTTAATCAACCCATCTTTAACATTTAATTTTAAATATAAGAGTGACTATGCTGTGAATATGCAGGTCAACCAGTATGATGTGACAAACAATAAAAGTTATTCAATAAATCTAATTGATGCTTATCCAATCTCAGTCAACCAATTAGATTTAGATTGGTCAAATACTGAATATCATAAATTGACTGTTGTGTTTGCTTATACATACTGGCAAAACAATTCTGTACAATCTATTGGTTCTAGTTTGTTACAGACCGTATTGTCTGAAGTTACTGCTGGTATTTCTGAACTTGGATTACCAAATCCAACACCTGATGTTGCTTTACCAGTAATTTATACAACAGCAAATGCCACAACCGCTGAAGATGGATACCAAATAAAATAATTTGATTTGAAAGGAAAATATTATGGCTTTGCCAAAAATTGATGCACCAATTTACGAGATAGATTTACCTCTATCTAAAAAACACATAAGATTTAGACCGTTTCTTGTAAAAGAACAACGTAATCTGATGATGGCCATGGAGGCCAATGATAAAGAAACGATTGAAAAGAACATTCGTCAAGTGCTTACCAATTGTACTGTGACAGAAAATATTGATGTTGATGAATTACCAATCATTGACGTTGAATACTATTTCATTCAACTCAGAGCCAGGTCAGTTGGTGAAGTTGTTGAAAACAAATACCGTTGTGAGAATGTTGTAGACGATAAAATTTGTAACAACTCAATGGAGATGCAATTGAATTTGCTGGATCTTAAAGTTGATATGAATAAAGAAATAAAAGATATTATTCAACTAACAGATAAAATTTCTATCAAATTAAGTTATCCAAAGTTTTCATTAGTTGAAAAGA